CAACGACACGATGAAAATATCGACGAGTTTCTTTTTTTCATTGTCCGTCATTCCTCCTCACCGCCTTTCAGTCTGCATAGCTCTGTGATTAAATCGCCCTTGATTTTCTCCCAAAGTGGGTCGCCATGAAACACGTATGGTTTTCCGTTGAAAACAATAGCCTTTTCGCCATACCGCAAAATCACCTTTATTGCATCATCGATTCCCATCGTGTACCCTGCCGCCGCACCCCGGAACAGGGTTCCCATGTTTTCATTTCTGTTCTCGTTCATTCGCTCAAACCAATCTAAAAATACTGTCGTCAGCAGGCACAAACTCTGTTTGCCATTCACGCGTAAATACCTCAAAGTTCCCCGTGTCCTCCGGAATCTTGTCGCCAAACACATAAAGCCTGTTGTGGTTCATCCGCAGGATGCCCGGTTGATTCTTGATGTACTCAAATGATTCCTCGTCATCGATAGATTTGATAGAAACATTAACACCATCAATTCCATCCAGTCGTCCATCATCAATTCCATCCGTCCGTCTGGAAATTAAATACAGCCATAACTCAAAGGAATTTGAGTAAACAAAAACCTTCTTGATATTCGGATATTGTTGTTTGAAGAACTTTGCATATACCGGTGGATTGCAAAACATAAACGGCTCGCCGCCCGTAAGACACAAGGTGTGTGCGCATTGTAACTCATCGCTCGTAACATGCGGAATATCATCCAGGTCATAAAACTTGTTGCAGCAATACCTGCAGTTTCGCAAACACAATGATGTGATCATCAAATGGATGATGCCACTCGTCTTTTCTGTTCGATCATTAAGTTTGCACTTCTGTGTCTGAGTAGGTATCATTCTTTGTCGCCTCCTTTTCTCGTCCGCTTGCCGCGCTTCATACTCTTTACCGACGCACGCATCCAATCCAGGCACGTCCACTCATCAACATGAGCAGTAACGCGGCGCCTGTTTATCTCTTTCAACAGTGAATCACAGGCCAAGTTCCATGCGTCATTGAATCCAGCTTGATAAATCTGCTCTTTTTTCTCTTCTGTCATCATTTAAATCCCCACCCTCAAATTCTTAACCGCCGTAATCGCTGCATCCAGCGCCCTGTTGTATACGGTGTCATATGGGTCAAGCTCCGCATCCTCAAAAGTTATAAATTTGAGTTGGTCTATAGCATCCAGAGCTTTATCAAGCGCTGCATCAAAAGCTGCCTGCTCGCGTTCAACACAAGTGTCATAGCTGACTACGTCGTCGACCGTCATCAATCTGTTACGCTGCCGGAGCTGCTTCCACGAATCAATTGCTTCCGGCATAAGGGCAACCACAGACAAGATTGCCAATGCGACTGCAACCACAACGAGCAGCAAGATAATAGCTTCAAGATAAGTCATTGTCTTCTCCTTTCAGTTTTACACCTAATCGTTCCATTTTACGCTCGATCCGGATGCGATTGTACTCCTCGTCATGCCACATCAAAATCTGGCCATCGCCTTTTATTACTTCCAGTGTCGGGAAACGTTCTCCGCAAGCGATGCACCTGCGCTCGTGTTTTGGCTCCCACTTGCTCTTACGGATAATTCGTGTGTCACGGTAGCCGCACTTAGGACACCTCATGCCACACCAGCCTTCCGGTCTCGCCGCGCCTCGCGGTCAAGCTCATCGAGCAGCACAAGAGCATATTGCTTTGCGTACTCGTACACCTCTGAGCCTTCGCATTCCTTCACAATCTCATTGCACCGGTCAATGACATAACGCCAATCGTTGTCCTGCATGAACGCCGTCTTCCCCAGGTGCGACTTGACTGTTACAAACAGGTCGCGTGATACCTTTGTGATTAAAGTCTCGAGCATAGATGGATCCTCCTATAATTTCCTGCCGCACACCGGGCAGTAGTTAATTCTCTTGGTCGCCTCTATCAGCGTGTTATTAATATGCCCCGGGTATGGCGGCTGATCATAAACGTCAAGAAATACCCTCAGCTTTCGATTGGCGGCATCTAACATAGCGGCAGTAGCAAATAGTCTCTTTATTTTTAAGGAAACCACCAACGGGGGAGGTAAAAATTCTTCATCTTTCACAGCCTTGATTGTATTTCTTGTGGTTATTTCTTTCTCTTTGAAGACTAAAATTTGCTCGTTTTCAACAGCACAAAACTCACACTTTTTCATATCTACATTCTCCTTTCTTTGAGTTACGGCTTTTACAAAACAGTTACGGTTTTTAAAATCGCTACAAGCTGCATGGTTGTCGGCGCGTTACGGTTTTTACTGGTTTTACAAAACTTTTGGATACGTATGCGAGGAAATTTTTTTATTTTCATTGGTGTGATAAAAAAATATATTTTCACGTTATATATACCATTGTTTCAAATTGTAAAAACCGTAACTCCGTAACATTAATCGAACGGAATATCGTTTTGCGCGTCAACATCCATAAAACCATCTATGCTTTCTGACGATTCATGGTTGCTGTCCGAAACAACCTCCTCCAGCTTAATCGTATAAAATCTTTTCAACATTGTTCCAATCCGGACAACATTTTGCATGTTTGAATTCGCTCTCAAAAGATGCTTCTTCTTCGCCCAGCTGCAGAATGCTTTCACAGAAAAATTGTGTTCCTTCGCAAATTTCTTCAACACTGACGGATTGATATTGACATAACCATCCTCAATAAATCCCCAGTTGTCATTCTGGTATTCTCCCGAATGATTCGGACAAAACTTATTCTCGTGCACCCCCACCAAGTCCATGATGGTCTCATACGCACGCTTTCCCTCAGACACCTCCTCGATGTCCTTCAGCTGGGAAACGCAATCCTCAATATCCAGATAGATTCCGTCCTCGAAGATGTAGTCCGTCGCCAGCTTATCGGCCAGGAGCAGGAGCGACAGCGGAAGGATTTGCTTCTCTTCCTTGGTGCTGCCCTGAGCCTTCGCTACGTCCTTGATCCTGCGCTCAAAATCCCTGCGCATATCCTCCAGCTCGCTGTAGTGTTCTAAGACAATATCCACCCACTTGTGACCGGCAAAGCCGTAATTGCCCTTAAGAATCTCAACCACCTTATTGCCGTCCGGGAAAATATATCCGGGCTTAATCTCAAAGTCGAGGATTCTGTTGATTGCGCCGCCCTTCATGCTCTCGGTCGCCAAAGGACGCTCCATGTTCGACAGGATGGTGTTCTGCCAGGTCTTCACTTTATTCAGCCCCAAATCGACGTTTGATCGGTCTTTGCCCTTGCCGGAACATAAGAGATAAATGAGATCTGTGAAGTCGTTGTCGAGCCGGTCACGCACCTTAGACATGTCGTCCATGAGCAACGGAAAATGGTTCAGGATATCCAGCCGAATCTCGAACGCGTTCTGCGTGGCATAAGAATCTGTGATGTAATGATTGTTGCCGGGGTCAGCCCAAATCGATGCTGCCATCATCAGCGCAACCGTCTTGCCGGTGCCGGTAGCACCCCACAGATTCACGACGAACGGCAGCATATTCAGAATCGGAACAAGAACGCTGGCAAATGATGCAGCCATATAGAGCTGCGGCTCCGGATGTGCCTTATTTGCGCGCACAGAACGCACAAGCTCAAGCCATGTGTCATAGGATCCGCGCTCCGATATAGAATCCAACAGCTCGCGGAACGCCTGGATATTATCGAACGAAATGATATCAACGTCGTATGGCACAAAAATAGCGCCCTTCCAGCCCAGCTTGCTGGTGGAAGATCGCTCCGGTATATCGTTGAGGTTCTCCACGTCCGACAAAAAACTCACCAGATACCGCGCCGTTTCGCTGGTGACGGCAATGCCATATTGCGCAAGACTTACGATTTTGGACGCGCTCGCAATGACCGCTTTGTCCACCGTAATGTCGTGCCACTTCCCTGCGCGTTTATACGCCAGCTTTATTTTCTCGGTCTTGGTTTCCATATTGGTGAGCCGTTCCACCGGCAAAATCGGGTGATAACAGGCCACCAAATCGCCCTTCTCCGTGCGCCGGAACACGCCCTGCTGATTCGCTATCCACGAACCGCAAAAAAATTCCGGATCATCAAAGCTTGCGCGTACATACCCAAACTCCGTCCTGTTGGAGCCTCCGGACACCCTCTTCTGCTCCTTATGCTTTTCCTTAAAAATGCGCAACAGATCGTCAAACGCCCTCTTTACCTTAAGCTCCTTTGCCCGTTCTGCCAGTGCATTGATCATCTCCTGCCGTTCAAACGGATCCCGAATCGCAAATGTCTGGTCAAACACCCAGCGCTGTGTTATTTCGTCCTTCCCCAGCCCCTCTATTGTTTCCTTGGTCATATATTCCTCGCTCCAACCGCTCCTTGAAATCGCGGTACAATAGTTCCTTAATCAGTTTTCCGCTGGTTTCTTCCTTGCAGAAAATCAAGTTCAAATCATACCGGACAGCCCATGCTGCTGCAGATGCCAGAAATGCCTTCGGATTAAACTTCGACCGATACCTTCCTGCAATCAGGTTCTCCCACGATGCATTCTCGATCAGCAAGAATCCCTTTGCCTTATTCGCCTGCGCACGCTCAAATTCCTTCTGAAAGCGTTCACGCCCCCTGGTAAAACACTGCGCCAGCTCATCAAGGTTCATCTTCCTCTCGACAAAGCACGCCGGTGATATCGTCTGTGCCGTGTCACATACCCAGGATCCATCCGGCAACTGCGCGTTGTAAGTATAATCGCCATACGAGAGCGTCGCCCGGTCACAAGGCACACCGAACGACGCATAACGCGCACGCGCCCTCGGTGTATCCTGTTCCCTTGTGTCGCGCAAGATCACAAATGATTCCAGCGCAATCTTCTGCTCATAGGCATCCAAACTTAAAACGGCAGCTCGTCAGCGGTCGTGTCCTGGATGTTCATAAAACCGTCTGCCGTCACATTAGCGGTACGCACAGCTGATCCTTCCAGAAGCTTGTCATCCGGGAGCTTATACGAACCGTTGCGGATTTTTTCCACGGTCGTAACACGCGCCAGATTCGTTGCTCTTCCGACTTCACCATTGTTCTTCATGTACTCGCGCTCGTTAAACAAGCCGCCAATCAGCTTGCCTTTAAACTTGGTCTCGTCCCAGTCAAAATGGTAGCCCTCGTTTGAATCCTCAAGCGCCTCGACAAACGTTTTGAACGACCGCTTTGTCCAGCCGTCGCGCTCGGATCCATCGTCCTTGGGAATAGACAACAGATAATTGCAGCGCCACTTTTTGTCTTCGCCCTGCTGTGCCTTGTAGTTTTCCGCAAAGTACCCCTCGAACTCACCCTCAGCAATATCACATCCGATCTTGAGATACTGCCCCTGAGAGTTTGTGCAGGTTTCAACGCCCAGAATCTTCAGGACATAACCGCCCTTGGGGAGCGCTGCGCCCTCCGAATACCCTTGCACCTTGTCGTAATCATTGAATTGTTTAATCATTGGTTGCTCCTTTCCCTAAGCCGTAGTATTCCCTAATGGCAACATCGACCGCCTTCAAGTCGTTCGGGATTTCCAGCTCCAGCAATCCCTCCGGGCTCTTGGCAACCGACTGCCCATTGGCCTGTGTGAAAAATTTGTGATCCTGACAGAACAGCACGATGTCAAAGCACCCCTCAACGGTCAGCTTTTCGTCGAGCATTTTGCCGATTGTCTTGACCTTCTCACGCCCATCCGTGTCCAGCTCGGAGTGGTGCAGGAAGTACACAATCTTCTCTTCGTCATCTAAATCATTGATGTCGTGGATCAAGTCGCGGAAGTTCTTCGCAATCTCCGTAAACTTGTCATATCCCTTTTCGTATGCGCGGTCAAAGAATTCGTTGACAAGCAGATACTGCGTGTCATCCAGGACGATGCTTTTTGCCTTGCTCCTTTCGATTGCCGATACAATCCACGAATACTTCGCCTTGTTCGCCTGTGCATAGGTGTTGATTTCCGCGCTGCTTTCAAACCTCGGCACGCGCACCGTCTTGATCTCCGACTTGAACGGCAGCCGCCCCTTCTCAACCGAAATCACACCGACCTCGTCCGGGGAAAAGCTTTTGATGCTGTAAGTCTTACCGGATCCAGACCGGCCTAAAACTAAAACAGGTACTGCCATTATTTCACCTCCTCAATAAACTGACGCGTCCACTCCGACAAGCAGTCTGTGTGAACCATGATTCCCTTGAAATTAAAGATCTCGTCACCATACTCATACTCGGTGCTGCCGTGAATCTCTTCGCCGCATTGATCACACTTCCCGACAACAGGGCGATCATCGCGCTGGGCATCCTCTGCATCACGCACCGGATCATCGCGGCTCACGTTGCGATAAAACATCACTGATCCTCCTCCTTCATGTCAAAGAACTGTGGCTCAGACGGTTCGCGTCCTGCAACAAGCTTTGCCGTCAGCGCTGTGACGGCTGCGTTCGCCTCGTCAAGCAACTTCTGCAGCTCCTTCGTTCTGTCTTCTGCTTCCATGCGCTTGTGGAGCTCACTCGACCACCTCGCATCCCCCTTGGCCTTTGTCTCGACAAGCTCACGATACTCCGCAAGCGTAATGGTGACCATGATGTCGCCCTCGCCCTTGTAGTTGTAGACGCTGTCCTCATACCTTTCAACCTTTTTTCCAAATTCTTGTTGTGCCATTTGACAACTCCTTTCCTGCCACCGTATAATAGAAGTGGCAAAACACATTGAACAGTTACTTGCCTTGGACGCTTGGTGGAGCGTCCTTTTTTATTGCAGTGCCGGTCTTTCCCGGCTGGAGCTAATAAGCTCTTGCAGCGGCAGGACTTGAACCTGCGACCTCATGCACATAGGACATGCGAGCTGACCATCTGCTCTACGCTGCGATATAAAAATCAACCTTCTGCTTCTATAATCTGCACATAGCAGTAATCACCATACTCACCGATCCACTCCCAGCAACGATCAAGCGTATCGCGAAAAATATCAATGCTGGTACCATTCTTCAGCCGTGGATGACCGCCGGTATCAATCACCTCAAACGCGCCGATTAATCGCATCTCGGAGTCATACACCATCGC